CTCATCGTTGATGAGGTAAATACACCCAAGATCTCTTCCAATACAATGGATGGCGTCTATGAGTGGAGGTAAGCTGCGCCCACGAACGCGAGAGAAGCAGCGCATTCAAAGTATTCCTGTAAGCGTCGGGATAACTAAGGTGCTCACTGCCCTTAATCGCTTGGGACGGTTGGCAACACAGGCTAGTAGTAGTAGACTAGCTCGGTGGATGGGTTATCTTGATCACGGCTCGACGGTCGACTACAGAACACCCTTCTTTGCGAAGAGGAGCGCGGAAGGAAAGTTAGTGGCAACACCGCGAGAGGTAATTGTGGCCGGGTTCGATGGCATATGGCTTGATCAGGTAGGAGAACCAGTCCTTGATGCGTACCTGCCAGCTATCGAAATGAAGGAACGTGGGGACATTGGTCCGATGTCCGAGTTCCTACCCTGGGAAGATGACGGCCCCGCTAAGGCGAGTGCCGTCTTCCGGGACAAACCTGTGAAGCCCGGATTTGACATGAGAGCGTGGCGACGTGCTTGCGAGCACACGGGATCTCTCATCAAGCCACAATCCTGCAGTATGATTTCGCCCGAAGACGCTGTGGCCGGCGTGGGCGATGGTAATGATGCTGGCATGGACACGACAACTAATTCTGGGGAGCCGTTTTGGATTCATCCATTTAAACCGAGTGGGGATGATGTACTGGGCCCCGAATTAAGTGTGGAAGTGCAAGAAGCTTGGCAGTGGTATATGGGCAGGGTGAAGGAAATGGTACCTTTCCTGTCCGTGCGGCGGCGTGCTGACGAGTTACCGTATTGGTACGCAACCGCATCACAGCGACTCGTTCAGAAGGGTCTTGAACCCTTCGCTCCAAAATCAAAACGTCTAGTTGAAGCATATCCCAAGCAGGAAGCCATACTTGATAGGATGGTGACGCCGGGTATCGTGGATGCCTATCGGGAATGTAAAACCCCTTATGGTAACCGTATCGCGGCGGCGATGTTTGACCTGCCACATGTTGATGGTAACATGCAATTGCTGCTTGAGCAAGCGCATATGCATAGTTTTACCGTGAACAGCGGGGATATTTCCAATTTTGACGCAACAGTACCACCATGGGCGTTGTGGGATGTTGGACGAGAAATCGCTAAATGGGTAAGAGGTGGAGAGAACTTCGTTCTTAATCTAATTTACATGATGGTGTTCAGAACAGTGCTGATTACACCGTCGGGGTTCTACGGTCCTGGGCCCTCGAGTATGAAATCTGGTTCAGGTTTCACTAACTTGCTTGGTACGTTAACGAATCTTACCATGCAGTACTACGGGGAAGAACTAGGGTTGTATAAATTAGGCGGTTATGCTGTGTTGGGGGATGACTTCGTCACAGTAGGCCAGGACGTTAATCCGGATACTACCTCTGAAACCTTCTCGGCATTCGGAATGGATGCACACCCTGACAAGCAGTATTACCATCCAGACACTCTAGAGTACCTAAAGCGCCTACATATTCGTGGTAGGCCTGGTGGTATTGCAAGTGTCTATCGTACCTTGGGTAGTGTTTTAAGCTTAGAACGCCTTGCCGTCAAGCCCAAGGACTGGAATAAATACGCATACGTGATACAGGCAATCTCGAAGATCCAAAACTCGGTGTTTAACCCAAACTACAAGAAGCTGATCGAATACGTCCGGTCGGGCGATAAACTACTTCTCGGTTCAGAGATGTCGGTTCAAGAATTGGTAACGGGCGCTGGGAACGCCGGTGCCAAACTCTTGAGGGACGAGGCGCGGAAGTCGTGGAAGCAGTTAGGAGATCAGATGAGCTTCGAGAGTTGGACTACAAATGGGGTCCTGCGAGGGGAAAATCTGCCCCCTGGCGGTTTAGAACTTTTCAAGAGAGTTTACGGTATGGAACCAATCATTTGACGTGAGAGGCTCCAGAGCGGCTTACCCC